TGGGGTTGTCGTCAGGGGTTTCCTCAAACGACATCATGTCGTCAGCCATCATGGCTCGCAGTTGTCGGCGCTGCTCTGGCGTTAGCCCCCCTTCTTCCGTGTCTCCTGGGAGGGGCTTCTCTGGTCCGCTGTCGTAGTCTTCTTCTGTGTAGAAAGAGCCACTTCCTTCGTAGCCGACTTTGGCGACTCCGATGCCAAACAAGATCGTATCCAGAACAACGCTGCGAGTTGTCCGGTTTCCATCAATCTCTCTCCAAATGTAATTAAGGGCTGTCTCGGCTACGCGAGCAGACTCCTTGTCGCCAGGGCGACGAGGCTTAACATAGATGTAGGGATTGGCAGAAATTACGCCGGGAATAATTGTGTTGGCGTTAGCCAAAAGAAAGTTGAAGTTGACCTCTTGGCCCTCTTCAAAGTGAAGACCATCGGTGCTGTCTGCGCTTTCTGCGGCATACGCATGCTGCACAGAACGCCAAATCGGAAGATGATTTTCCTCAAGAAGCCTCTCGGACTCCTCGATTTTTTCAATCCAGTCTGAGATTTCTGAGGAGGAGAATTCAATTTTAATATTTTCGTTTGGCATGGTTCCGATGGTACTTGACAAAAGTTTCTGGTTAAACTCATATCCAATTAACGCACAATGCGTTTGGAGGAACCATGACAGCAGAGACGCCCATCGACAACTTTGAAGGAACCCTCCTGGAGGATAATCCTGAAGAGATCGGTAGTGAGGTTGAAGATGCCTATGGTGACGAAGAGCATCTAACTGAATACGATAATGACCCTGAAGAAGAGGTAGTCGGGGATGATTCTTTTTGGGATGGAAATCCTGAGAGTCTTCCTGATGAGTTGAAGTCTGTTTACAAGAACATGCAGTCTGCGTTTACGAAGAAAATGCAGCGTGCGTCAGCTCTTGAAAACAAATACTTTGAGTCAATCGACGCCGCTAATGCCGCGATTCTTGCGCGGCAAAATGCTCAGCAGCCGGTTGAGGAGGTTGAGCAGGAGGTTGTTCCAGACCTTTCTAAAGGTGCAAGCCCAGAAGAGGTAATCCAGTATTACGTCGAAAAGGCAACCGAAAGTCAGGTCCAGCGCCGCCTTGAAGCTTTGGGGATTAAAGATCTTGCTCAGGAGATGCAACCTGTCGCGCATCGAGAACGAGTTACTGGGGCTTACCGAGAGTTTGCATCTAGTAACCCGAAGCTCGACCACCAGAAGCTTGCGCCTCTTACTGGTCAGGTGATTGATAACGATCCTGAACTTAGTGAGATGGCTCAGGTCAACCCCGCTGCTGCTATTCGTCTCGCTGCGCGCCTTGCACAGGCTGAGATGAGGGCGGCTGCTACCCAACAGAAAAGCAGAAAGCGTCGTCAGGCTGCCCCTGTGGCGGCTCGTAGTGGAACTGTTGTTAAGCCTCGTCGTGAGTCGATGCTTGACGCGGCTGCGCGAGCCCTCAAAGAGGCTGGCTTGAATCCCGACAGTTTCTAATTAACGAGGAAAAATCGTGGCAAATCCTACCGCTACAATTACATTTAACCGGGTCTACTCGACCACCGCCGCTGCTGAGCGGTCTACGGTGGCGATGGAGATCGTCCAGGCTAACCCCCTCCTCTGGCACATGTACCGCCAGGGCGCGATTATCTACGAGGGAGGCACTGAGTGCCGTGTCCCCGTGGTCCTTACGGAGTCGCAGAACATTGGTGCCATTGGCACCTACGAGACCTTCTCGACCACCGCTGAGGATGGCCCGACGAAGGCTCGCTACCCCGACTGGTACAAGAACCGCGCTTCGATGGTGATTGACAACACTGAGCTTGCCCAGAACCGTGGCAAGTACCAGATTGTCAACCTTCTCCAGGCGAAGATGGCGATTGCTAAGATCAGCATGATCAACGACCTGTCCCGCCAGCTTTACGCTGACAACGCAGCGAACCCGAAGGAAATCAACGGCCTCCAGTCGATGATTGATTTCCAGACCCTCGCGCAGCAGGCTGCTGGCACTCGCTCTGTCGGCGGCATTGCCAAAGCTGACTACGCTAACTGGCGTAACCAGTACGGCGTGATTAGCGCGTTCGGCACTGACGGACTGGACGTTTGGGAAGAGGTCTACATGGACTGCTCAAAGAAGGGCACCCACCCGGACATCATCCTGACGGACCCCGCTGTGTACCGCTTCTTCAAGCGTCTCGTCGCTCCCAACCAGGAAGAGCGTGACGTTGCGATGTGGAACCAGGGCTTTGAGAACCTGCTCTTCAACGGAACTCCGGTTGTTCCGGACGAGGAACTTGCCAACACCGGCAAGACCTTCTTCCTGACTACCAGTGGCCGTCGCGGAGTCACCGACTTCAACTTGAAGCCGGAATTCTTTGAGACTCCCGGAAAGAACCCGATGGCTCAAGGCAAGGGAACGGGCATTGGCCTTCAGCTTGGCATCTTGTCTTCGGACGACTTCCGTCAGACTGAGTTCATGACGCCGCCTAACAGCGACGTTATCCTTAGCCACACCTATTTCACGTCGATGCTGGTTGCTTCGTCGCTGTCCCGTCAGGGCTGCACGAACTTCTCTGGCACCGTCCAGTTCTAAATTAAGAGAGGAGACTAGATATGTCTGATTTCATGTTTGGTGGTTCGGCTCTTACGCTGGACATTTCTGCGGTAAACGGAACTGGCGCTGCTGTTAAGCGTGGCGACGTTCTTCAAATTTCCCTTAAGAACAGCGACACTCCTGACGGTCACAAGGCTGTGGTCCCCGTGCTTAGCAACGGTGGCGTTAGCCAGCTTGCTCCGATGGGTGTTGTCATTGCTCCTGAGGGTCTTGAGATTGCGGACGGTGACGGTGTCATTCTTCGTGTCATGGGACGTTGTGATGTGCTCGGGACCGCTTCTACTGCATATGCTGTAGATGGCATTGTGTACGGCACGACCGGGCAGAAGTACATTGCAAACGACACCACAATCGACACCTCGTCCTACACGCAGGCTATTGTCGGCGGTCGTCTTCGTGGAGTGGTCCTTACCGGGATTACGACGACTACTGCTGGCGAGCTTGTTGATTGCTGGGTTTCGGGGCTTCCCTAAGAAACGTGTGTTAGGCGGGGGGCTTCGGCCCCCTGCCTTACGCAACTAGGAGATTATTATGGCTGTTGCAACACACGTCAGTCGGGTAGCTAAGGAGTACGCTCCTTATGGTTATTCGATTATGGAAGGCGTAAGCACTCGTCTGATTACTGCCGCATCTGCGACAGTGGACGCGAACGCTAAGCGAATCGTCATCATGGTTGATGACGCTGAGATCTACATTGAAAAGGTGCAGGTGGTTTCAGAGGGAACCATCACTGCAAACGACGCGAACTATATTACCTTTAGTTTGGTTTCGTTTGACAGTGGAGCTGCTGCTGAGACTGTTCACGCGAGTGAAACGACGGAACTTGTTGGGACTGGCGGAACGGGCAACATGGTTACGGACGGGTTCTACGATGTCCCCGTCACGACCCCAGTTGTCCCTTCTGGTCGCGTTGTTGCGCTTAGCGCTGTAAAGAGTCAGGCAGACAACGCTGGCATCAACAGCAAGCCTTTCTATGTATTGGTTCGCTACCGTCGCAAGGCGTAGTCTAAAACTCACTCGCTCTAGGAGGGTTGTTCGTGAACCTCTCGGAACTCAGAACGGCTCTTCAAGAGCGACGTGAGGACTACTCAGCCTCCGACGCCAAGCTCAATCGTCGGATTAATCAGGCGTACCTAGACATCTGCTCTAGGCGTAAGTGGGGATGGCTTCGCAGGGAATACACTGCGAACACCCACCAGAGCACTACAGTTACTGGGACAGCGGCTGGTGTAAACGGCGTTGTCTACACCAACGGAAGCAATGAGATAGGCTTTGGGGCTAATAAGGTCCCTAGCCCCACTGTGCTCGGCAAGAGGGTTCTCATTGATAGCGCCTTCTACACCATCATCGACATGACCTCTGATGGTCTGACGATGATCTTAGACAGGCCCTTCACAGGCACCTCGACAACGGCAGATCAAACAGGCACGGTTAAGTTTATCTACGACGAAGTGGCTCTCCCGCTGGGCACAGAGTCCATTATTGAGTCGTCTCTCTTCACTGGCTCTACTTCTTACGCTCTAAACCTAGAGGCTATCCAGCCAGTCACAATGTCTATGCGTGACAAGGATGTCTCTGGTCAGCCCACAGCCTGCTCTGTGATTGAGAAGAAGCCTATCTACAGGCCGCGAGTCAAGATAGGTGCGATCACTTCAGCCGCTGGCGCTGGAGCGCTTACCACGGGAGCTACCTACAAGTATTGGTACAGCTTCTACGACCAAAAGTGTGGGGCTGAGTCTGCCCTCAGTGAGTACACAAGCATCACTTTGGGTGCGACACACAACACAGTTGTGCTGCCTACAATAACTGCTCGCAAAGACTACGTCCTTCGTATCTACAGGAGCACCGCTGGGGGCTCTGTTCCTTACCTTCTCAGGGATAAGCTGGAGCAGTCTGTGGCTGTTAC